TCTAGCCCTTGCAGAGCGTTATCTCCTTGACCTGCTAAAGAAAGCTGAAAACTCAGATGAATAGTATTGATCTGTCCCCCGGTGCTTTTGCACTGCCTGAACCCATCCAACCAATGGATGCACCTGAACCCGAGGCAACCGCCGAGGAAAAAGCCACGCAGCTACCTACCCCACAAGGGTGGAAAATCCTGTGTGCTGTGCCTGAAGTCGATCAAAAGATTGCAGGAACATCACTGGATCTCGTAAGAGATACCGCCAGTATGCGCCAAGAAGAACACGCCTCAACGGTGTTGTTTGTCATGAAAGTCGGTGCGGATGCGTATGCCGACAAAGCCAAGTTCCCTACCGGGCCGTGGTGCAAAGAAGGTGATTTTGTATTGGTGCGTACGTACACCGGCACAAGATTCAAAATCTTTGGTAAGGAGTTCCGTCTCATCAACGACGACCAAGTTGATGCTGTTGTGCAAGACCCACGCGGCTTAAGCCGTGCGTAAAGGAGTTATATATGGACAAGTTTAAATTTCCTGATGAGCAGGAAGACAAGATTGAAGTGGATGTGTTGTCCAAAGACGACGACATTGAAATAGATGTTGTTGACGACACGCCAGAGCGAGATAGGGGCCGCAAACCCTTGGATCGGGAAGTGGCTGACCCCACGGACGAAGAAATTGAGTCATATTCAGATAAAGTCAAATCACGCATCAAGGAGCTTACCCACGCCCGTCACGACGAGCGTCGGAACAAAGAAGCCGTTTTGCGGGAAAAGGCGGAACTGGAAGACTTCACCCAAAGTCTGCTTAACGAGAACCGCCAGCTTAAAGGCTACGCGGAAAATGGGGCAAAAAACCTAGCCGTTTCGTCGCTTAGCGCAGCCGAAGGGGAGATGGAAAAAGCCCGCCGTCAGTTTAAAGAGGCGCAAGAAGCCTTTGACACCGATGCTATTATTGCGGCTCAGGAAGCAATGACTGACGCTAAGTTTCGTCTGGAAGCGGCAAAAAATTATCGCCCACCCTCTTTACAAACCATCAGCGATAGTGTACAAACGCAACAACCCGCACCCAAACAGGTGCAGCCCGACGAAAAAGCACTGCGCTGGCAGGCAAAAAACCAGTGGTTCGGCGCTGAGGGGTTTGAAGAAGTTACCAGCTACTCACTAGGGCTGCACCAAAAGCTAGTTAATTCGGGGATTGACCCCCGCATGGACGATTACTACGAGCAAATTGATGCTCGCATACGAGGTAAATTTCCCGAAGTTTTCGGGCGTAGCCAAAATGAAGGTCGCCGACCTGCATCTGTGGTAGCTCCTTCGACACGTTCGTCTGGAGTAAAACGAGTCGAAATTACGAGGACAGCGGCAGCGCTGGCTAAGAAGTTCGGTTTAACCCCGCAGCAATATGCTGTACAAGTAGCAAAGTTGGAGGCCCAAAATGGCAACGCGTGATCCCCGTGATATTTCTACCCGCGATAAATCTGTTCGCTATGTTTATAAACCGTCGAGTTCTTTGCCCGACCCTACTCCTGAGCCCGGATACACATATCGCTGGATAGCGACTGCGGTACACGGTAATGCAGAAGTAATGCGGCCTAACGTGTCACGCAAAATGCGTGACGGGTATGTTCCGGTAAAGGCAGAGGATCATCCAGAGCTTATGATCGTTGGTAATGATAAGTCAGGTAATGTCGAAATTGGTGGACTCATGCTTTGCAAGATTCCTACCGAGAAGGCAGAAGCTATGGCTGATTATTTCAATGGCGAAGCTCAAAACCAGATGGACTCGGTGGATAATAGTTTCATGCGACAAAATGACCCCCGTATGCCGTTATTTGCAGACCGCAAGTCTTCAGTAACACGCGGTGGATTTGGAAATGGTGTTAAGTAATTAGGAGTCCTTAAATGGCAGCAGTAGCATCCCCCTACGGCCTACGAGCCGTAAATGAGTTGGGTGGTACACCTTATGCAGGTGCAACCACCTCCTATCTCATCGACCCCGCCGGTACAGCTTCGAGTATTTACAACGGTTCGCCCGTATATGTAAATGCAAACGGCTATCTGGCAGTAGCAACCGCAACCGGCGCTGACGCGACGACTAACGGACTTCCCACAGGTACGGCTAATACCGGTATCGTTGGTGTGTTTGTTGGCTGTTCGTATATCAACGCACAAGGCCAAGTGATTTATGCTCAGTATTACCCCACGGGTACGACTGGCGTAATTAATGCCTACGTGGTAAGCGATCCCGGCGTTGTGTTCCAAGTTCAGTCTGCTGGCTCTGTCACGCAAGCTGCTTTGGGCGCAAACGTGTTCTTCTCGACTGGCGCAGTGGCAACCGGTAGTACTTCTACTGGCAACTCCACCGCATCTGTTGTAGCAGGCGCAAGCGCTGTCACTACCACCGCCGCATTCCGCGTTGTTGGTTTTGTCAACATGCAAGGTTTCTCTGTTGTAGGCGATGCCTTCACAGACATCCTTGTGAAACTCAACCCCGGCTATCACAGCCACACCAACGCAGTTGGCCTGTAAGGAGTAAATCATGGCTATTTCACGCGCACAACTGCTTAAAGAGTTGCTACCCGGATTGAACGCATTGTTTGGTTTGGAGTACGCCCGCTACGGTGAGCAACACAAGGAAATCTACGAAACCGAGAAATCGGAGCGTAGCTTTGAAGAAGAAACCAAGCTGTCCGGCTTCAGTGCTGCACCAGTGAAGAACGAGGGTTCTGCCATTGCTTATGACAATGCGCAAGAAGCGTTCACCGCTCGGTACAGCCATGAAACCATTGCACTTGGCTTCTCCATCACGGAAGAGGCTGTGGAAGATAACTTGTACGACTCCCTGTCGGCTCGTTACACCAAGGCACTGGCCCGCGCTATGGCGTACACCAAGCAAGTTAAGGCTGCATCGGTTATCAACAACGGCTTCACCAACTCTTCCGTGTACTACGGCGGCGACGGCGTGCCCTTGTTCTCTACCGCTCACCCGCTTGTTAACGGTGCGACAAACAGCAACCGCCCATCTACCAATGCTGACCTGAATGAGACTTCGTTGGAAAACGCAGTTATTCAGATCGCCGCTTGGACTGATGAGCGCGGCCTGTTAATCGCAGCCAAGCCCCGCAAGCTGATTATTCCGCCTGCTCTGCAATTCGTTGCTACTCGTCTGTTGGAGACCAGCCTGCGTGTTGGCACTACCGACAACGACATCAACGCTTTGAAGAACAACGGTTCAATCCCTGAAGGCTACACCGTTAACAACTTCTTGACCGACACAAACGGTTGGTACTTGTGTACTGACGTTCCTAACGGCATGAAGCACTTCGAGCGTACTGCGCTGACTAACTCAATGGATGGTGATTTTGACACCGGAAATGTGCGTTACAAGGCTCGTGAGCGTTACAGCTTCGGCTGGTCTGATCCTCTGGGCATGTTCGGTTCGCCGGGCTCGTCCTAATCGGATAGAGAAAAGGGGCCTTGTGCCCCTTTTCTTTTTAGTGTATATTGCAGCTATTCCGGGGTTTTCCGGTGCATCAAACTGTCCCGGCAGACGACATACCGATTGATGTACCTAACTTGTATGTAAGGAATTATCATGGGATTCGCAACTCATCTCGGCCCTTGGCTGCTCGGCACTGTTAAAAACACCACCGGCACTACCGTTGGCACCATTGAAAACTGCGGCGCAACCGTTGTCTCCCAGACGTTCAAAAAGAACTACACAGGCCAAGCCGCTTCGGCTACTACTGACACCATCTGCGTGTTACCTGCTGGCGCTCAAATCGTTGATATTTTTATCGACACCACTGTTGCGTTTACAGGATCAACCGCAGCCAACGTAAGCCTTGGTGATGGCACTACAGCCGCCTTGTACTGGGCTTCTACTGATGTAACTACCGCTGGTCGCGCTGCCGTTAGCAATGCTGCCGCTAAGTTGGGCGCATGGTGTGGTGCAGCATCTACTGCTTCTCCTAACGGTGTTGGCATTGGATCCACAGATGTGAAGATTGTTGCTACGATGACCCCTACGGTTGCCGCAGTGACCGCTGGTACTGTGCAGTACACCATCATGTATGTGGTTGCGAACTCTGACGGCGCTCAGTTTCCTGCCTCTGCTTAATTAATCTAAGGGGCTTCGGCCCCTTTTTAAAAGGAGATTAATTATGGCAACATCAGTTGTTTCTTCGGTCACACGCACTGGCACATACGAACCGTTTGACCTACAAGTAGGTCGTGGGCAAATTACAGGGCATAAGTCCGTTTTCTTGTTTGGTTACAGTGCGTCTATTACTAACGCTGCGTTTATCCCTGCGTGGGAAAACACCGCCGCGTACACTTACCCAGCTTCCGCTGTGGCGATGAGTATTGTTAGCACATCAGCTTCGGATACGGCAGTAGAAATTATTATTTACGGCCTTGATGCCAACTACAACCCGATTAATCAGACGGTCACTCTTAATGGCACAACGCCTGTTGTTACGACCACTTTGTTTTTCCGTGTAAACCAGTTGGACGTTTTGCCCAATAGCGTAAACCCAGTTGGTGTTATCACTGCTAAGAACAACAGTGTGACTTACGGGCAAATAGCGGTTGATACAGGGCAGAGTAACATGTCAGTCTATACCGTACCAGCGGGTTACACGCTGCATGGTACTCACGTTGCCGCGTGGTCCTCAACTTCAGTTACATCTGGAGTCTACGCAACATTCCGTGCGCAAACCCTGTCACCTGCGGGCACCAAGTACATAGTTTCACAAGCACCGTTCCTGAACACCTTTGAGTTTGCGGCGCAGTTCCCTTTGAACTTTGCTGAAAAAACAGACGTTCAATTCCAGTTCAAGTCCAGTGGTGCAGGTCTGGCTATCGGTACCATCTTTGAAGGGGTGCTAATTGCCAATAACGGGCAGAGTATTGGACCAGCGGCATGAAGAAAACCCCATCCCTTGCAGTTGGTCGTGGTGAAAAGTTGCCGGTCTCTAAAGGGGCTGGGCTGACTGCCAAAGGTCGCGCTAAGTATAACGCAGCAACGGGTAGTAATTTAAAAGCTCCGCAACCACAAGGCGGCGCACGCAAGAACTCATTTTGTGCGCGGATGTCCGGTATGCCGGGGCCGATGAAAGACGAGAAGGGCAAACCAACCCGGAAAGCCGCTTCACTAGCTAGATGGAAATGTTGATATGACAGACGCAATACAAACTGCCCGTGAACTAGCTACCCATGCCTCGGACATTGCACACTTGCAATCAGATATGGACAAGATGGCTTCGGACATAGATGAGATTAAGAAAATGCTAACCAGCATTAACACTACGTTGGCTGAAGCCAAAGGTGGCTGGAGAGTACTGATTGGCGTTGCGGGCGCGGGTGGTGTCCTTGGGGCAACGCTAACGCATTTTGCAAACTGGTGGAGCAAATAGTGCCATCAACTAGCAAGAAGCAACACAATTTCATGGCTGCGGTGGCTAACAACCCAAAGTTTGCCAAGAAGGTAGGAGTCCCACAGTCCGTGGGTAAAGACTTTAACGATGCCGACAAAGGCAAATTTTCTAAAGGTGGTGATACTATGGCTAAGATGAATCCTTTCATGGCAATGATAGCTAAGAAAAAAGCTGGAGCCAAAGCAGAAATGCCGATGAAGAAAATGGCTAAAGGTGGCCTAGCTGCTGGGCACAAAGCCGCTGACGGTATTGCTTCTAAAGGCAAAACCAAAGGTATGATGGTTAAGATGAATAAGGGCGGCAAAGCCTGCTAAGGACTAAATCATGGCTATCACTAAACAGGGTTACGAAAGCGACGATTCAATAGAAGAGCAAATCCGCTCTGCTGCTGAAAAGAGTTCCGCAGGTAAAGCTGCGCCCACTATAAAAATGGATGAAGAAGCCCCGACCAAGATGCCAATGCGTCCCGGACAAGCATCTTCGGGTAGCAAAACGCCTATGGTTACCAAGGAACAGCTTGCTGCATCCGGTCTTAGCCTGCGCGACTATTTGAATAAACAGCAAGGCTTAACCCGTCGCGGTGAATCAACCCGTATGCCTGCCATGTCTAATAAACTTGGTCAACCGGGTGGGTCAATATCAGACGCCGGAAGTGGTCGTGACGTAGCCGCCAAGCAAAGCGATAAAGCTGATCTTACAAGCCCCATGTCTGCGTTACGTAGCCTAACACGGGGTAAGCGCCGCGAAGACGATGATAGGCCGGTTAATGAACGTATCCGTAGCGCAATGGGTATGGCAAAAGGTGGCTCAGTAGGTTCTGCATCCAAACGTGCTGACGGTATTGCTGTACGCGGCAAGACCAAAGGCAAAATGTGCTAAGGAGTTATCATGGCTAAAGATTACGAATACCCTAACGCTACTCCGGTAGACGAGCCTGTAGCCAAGAAGCCTAAACCTGCGCCTAAACCCAAGCCAAAGCCCCCGATGTATCCTGACTCTGTGCCCGTGGATGAGCCAGTGAAGAAGATGGCTAAAGGTGGTTCTGCATCTAGCCGTGCAGATGGTTGTGCCCAGCGCGGTAAAACCCGAGGAATGATGCTGTGAGAGCCAGCCGGGGGATGGGAGCCATCTCCCCTTCTAAGATGCCAAAGGGCAAGAAGCTGCCCCGTCGGGACGACACTGACTTTACGCAATATGCTGAAGGGGGTACGGTTAATGCCGCAGGTAACTACACCAAGCCTAGCTTACGTAAGAAGATTGTGGCGCAGGTTAAAGCTGCGGCTACGCAAGGCACTGGGGCGGGGCAATGGAGCGCGAGAAAAGCCCAGCTTGTAGCTAAGAAGTACACGGCTTCTGGTGGAGGGTACAGAGATTGAAAGCCCCGCAGCAATCCCTTAAAAACTGGGGTGACCAGAAATGGCGCACCAAGTCGGGAAAGCCTTCGTCAAAAACAGGTGAGCGATATTTGCCTGAAGCTGCTATAAAATCTTTGTCATCGGCTGAATACGCAGCGACCACCAAAGCAAAGCGTGCAGGCAAAGCGGCAGGTAAACAGTTTGTGGCTCAGCCCAAAACCATAGCAAAGAAAACAGCAGGATTTAGATAATGGCTACTACCGGAACCGCTACCTTCAACCTCGACTTAAGCGAGATAGTCGAGGAAGCGTTTGAACGTGCAGGTTCCGAGTTGCGCACAGGCTACGACATGCGTACTGCGCGGCGCAGTCTTAATATCATGTTTGCCGATTGGGCAAACCGTGGCATAAACATGTGGACGTTTGAGCAGGGGACTATTAACTTGGTTCCGGGGTTGAACACTTACCCTATCCCTGTAGGCACCGTAGACCTGCTAGAGCATGTAATCCGTACTGGTGCTAACACTGCGTCTACTCAAGCCGATCTCACCATCACGCGGAT